GAGATGGAATGTTTCGCGGCGCCGGGATGGCCCGCAGCTGATTACCGGGGCCTTAAACAGCACTGGATTAAGCTTAACAGAAACATAACGTCTAGCCTTGATGTCCCTTTACCGGCTGTGAAGCCGCTGGGGCAAGCTTTGTCATGGAAGCACTGCGCTAACGCGCTTGCACTTGTGACATCATTTGCGACCGGAACGAGCGTCCGGAATATTCGCTAATTATCCTCGAGTACTGCTCAACTCACTGACTGGAGACCTTAAATGGGTCAACAAGCCAATATCACCGTTTTTGACGGTGCTGCATCTCCCGTGTCGCACACCTTGGTGGGCGAGGGCATCGAACGTCTTGATGATGGGACGTTGAAGGCCACGTGGAAGGAGTCGAACGCTGCGATTCCTGACTACGCACAAATCCGGGTCACCCAGCTGAAGCGCAAGCTGAAGTCGGGGATCTGGCGTGTGGAGACGAAAGCCGAGGTTCCCGTGATGGAAGCCGTCGGTGCACAGAACTCCTCTGGTTACACGGCGCCACCCAAGGTGGCGTACGTGGACACGACCTCGATGGTCGGGTTTTACCATGAGCGGTCACTTGTGACCGGTCGGCGCTTGAGCCGACAAATCTGCGTGAATCTGGGTGGGAACATCTCGACCACCGTGACTCCTGTCACGACCGGGCCCACTCCAGAACTGTTCGATCAGCTCATTCAAGTGTCGTAAGGCACCCAACCGAGCATCGTACCTCGCCTATCAGCGGGGCTCGTCTACTCTATATTGGAGAGAACTATGCACTTAAAAGCGCATTGGCTAGAAGAGTACAGTAACGCAGAGTCTACCGACATCCTGCGCGAACTAGCACTCACACACACCCCCCATGCGGGGGAACCGGGACGTCGTCTTGCTGGATATATCCATCGACAAGACTTCAAAGCGGTGTGTGCCTTTGAAATTGATTACACGCAAGACTTAACCGTCTCGCAGTTTGCCCACCTGAGGCAGGCTCTAGGCTACTTCACTAAACTTGAGGACCTCGACATCGGGGTCGACAAGGAAGCGGTTGCGTGGAAAAAGTTCGTATGGGCCGAAGACCGGTGTCGCGAGACAAATCGGATCTTCAAGCTTAGGCGTTCAGGGAGATTCCAATTCCTCCCTGTGGTTGAGTCACAGTTATTTGCGGCCCAGCAGAAGATAGCCCAAGTATTGGGGTCCTTTCCTGGCCTTAGCAAGCTGGGACTGCGATTCGGAAAGGGTGCGACAACGCTTACTAAAAAGCGTTATGCCTCTGTCGTCGAGAAACTCGGCGCTGGGGTTTCCTGTAGCGAAGACCTGTTCCCTATGGCCAAAAGCCTGCTGGAAGAGGTCCCCGCCTGGCTCGAGTCACTGTCCGAGATGGATAGGATTGACGAAGACGGTCAGGAGTGGGCAAGCGTCCCTGTGGTAATCCATGAGGGTAGGCTTGAATTCGTCCCTAAGAATGCGAAAACGTATCGCGCCACTGTCACAGAACCCGTTCTGAACGGGGTCTACCAACTAGCGTTGGGCGACTTTATGGTGCGGCGTATGACCGCATTCGGTATCGACCTCAAAGACCAGACGCTTAATCAACGTCGGGCTCTGGAAGGGTCGTTAACTGGGGCTTTAGCAACCCTGGACCAGACGTCTGCGTCAGATCTCATGGCGCTGGAACTTGTTTACGATCTGCTTCCCCTTGATTGGGCTGTCGGGCTCGCGAGAGCACGTACAGGGAAGATCACCTACCAAGGGTGGTCAACTTCGCAGCAGAAGTTCTCTAGCATGGGGAATGGGTTCACCTTCCCCTTAGAGAGCCTTATCTTCTGGGCTCTAGCTAGTGCAGTCGTCGGGGACACGCCGGGAGGCGTCTCCGTTTTCGGCGACGATGTGATTGTTCCGTCCGAAAGGGCGGCAGACGTCATCCGTCTCTATGAGGCTGTCGGCTTCACATTAAACCGTGACAAGTCCTATAGCACAGGTCCCTTCCGGGAATCCTGTGGGAAAGACTTCTACAAGGGAATCGACATCCGGCCGTACTACCAGAAGGATCTGGTGTCGGCACGGACTCTCTTCGTCTTGCATAATCACTATGTAAGGCGCCTGGACTACGAACGGGCTGAGACAGTACTAAAACTGATCCACCCGTCTCTGCAGATCTGGGGCCCCGACAACTACGGGGATGGGCACCTTATCGGAGATCATCCGATGTACAGGAAGCCGTCCTTCGAGAAGAAGGGTTGGAGAGGTTATACGTTCGACACGTTCTCAATCCGTCCTCGGAAGGATATCAGGCCCCAAAGGCCTGGAGATTGTGTGCTCCCTTCGTACTCCGTGTATCGGCGGTCCGCCGAACACCTTGTACCGATTCTTCAGGACGCTGTGAAGCGTCTCGTGGAGAGCCGACTCTCGGGCAGCCATTCAATGGCGCACGAGAGGTTCCTTGCCGCCTTCAGCAGGGGCATTGGACAGGTTGTGGAGGTACTCCCAATCACCGACCACAAGTTGGATGATGGTGGACTCGTCAA